ATGTGCATAAATCACTCTTTTTTTATGTCAGAATTTAACAAAAAACTAAAAAACGCATACAGAAACGCATACGAAAACGCATACGAAATGAAAAACAAAGGTCTTTATACAAAACCACAAATCTATGATGCTGGTGGCGATACTTCCAAACGTTGGTACGTGTACTTCTCTTATCTAAATCCTAAAACTAACAAGATGGATAGGCAAACACCACTATACTACGGTATCAACAGATTGAAAGATGCATCAGAACGCCGCGCAGCTGCTAAACAACTGCGCGATATGGTAGAGGATGTGCTGAAAAATGGCTACAGTCCGTATGAAGAAGGGTATACAGAAGAAAAAGTAATAACCATAGAAAAAGCCATTGAGTTAGGTTTGGAAAACGCTCAGGCTACAATGAAAGAAACCTCTTTCAAAGACCACAAATACCGATTGCTAAACTTCCAAAAATGGCTGTATGAAAACGGATTTAAAGGGCGCGTCTTCTCTGTGATTACTAAACGGACAATCTTTAACTTTCTCAATAGTGTACTACAACGTACCAGCCCCAAAAACCGCAATAACTTTCGTGCAAGTCTCTCTATATTATTCACCTTCTTGGAAGAAAACGAATATATCACCGATAATTTTGTGAGCAAAATACCCGTGCTCAAATCCAAGCCTGAACGCAATAAAACCTATACCCAAGCCCAAGAAGAAGAACTATTTAGATACTTAGAAAACCACGACAAGCAACTGCTACTGATGATTAAGTTCGTAAGTTACAACTTTCTACGCCCTATCGAGGTGTGCAGATTGCGTGTAAAAGACATCAATTTTGAAGAAAGACAGCTGGTAGTAAATGCTAAAAACCAACTACAAAAAACCAAAATCATACCCGAACTCCTCTTTAAAGAAATAGAACACCTAAAAGGCACAAATCCTAATTACTTTCTATTCGCGCCCCAAGGCGTGGGAAGTTGGGAAACAAATGAATCTAACAAACGTGACTATTGGAGCAAGCGGTTTAAAAAAGTAAAAGAAGTCTTCAATATGGGTAGCGAATATGGCATTTACTCATTTAGGCATACCTTTATCACCAAGCTATATCGCCAGTTGCGCAAAACGCTCACTCCGCACGAGACTAAAAGCCAACTGATGCTTATCACTGGGCACACTACCTTTACCGCCCTCGATAAGTACCTGCGCGACATCGATGCCGAACTGCCTGCCGATTACTCAGACCTCATTCTCCAAGCCTCTCGCTAAGTAGGTTACTATCTCCTCACCGCGTACTTGTGCCAATTCCGTAGCCAAATATTCCATTGCCCTACTGTTATCCACTACCTTCTGTATAAACGGACGTTTAGGTTGCCCCTTGCGATAGCCGTGAGCATTCACACGGTATTTCGTCTCTCTCGGCTTGTGGCGCGTACGCTCGTGCGCCTTGCGCAACCTGCCTTTTTCAATACCGTAATGAAGCACAAAGCCGTGCCTGCCCATCACAATCGCAATACCTTTAAGGTACTGCTGTTTGGTGCCGTCCATACGTTTAGAAGTGCGGTAACGAGGCTTCGCCTGAGCGTTCTGCAAGGCATTCTTATCCCCGCGCACGTGCTTGCCAAACTTCCCCGTCTCACTCCTCAGCGAACTCTGCAACATCGAAGCCGCTTTCTTGCCTATTTCCTTTTCCTCATTCATAACTCGTCATTAGTTACACCCCACTGGCACTGTCCAATCCTCTTGTTTTACGATTAAAGGTGTTGGATTTTTGAAATGTACTTCTACATCTACACCAAAGAAATGCGCTTGAGGGTCCTCCACAGGGTAGATTTTTGTTAAATCCTTTTCAAAGGAATTATACAGAAAATGCCCCTTTTTATGGTTATCCCAACGGATACGCGCCAAACACTGTAGCGCAATCGTTTCAGCCTTACTGATAAGCTCCTGCTGTGCCTCGAAATTGTCGTGTGGCGCATTCGCATAGATAACCGAAAACGTAAGTTTACGCCTACCCATAGTATTCAACTCGCCTCCATCTAAGCCCAATTCATAGTCGTAAATAGCCAAAAAAGGCGAAGCAATTCCATTAAATGAACGTTCTTTCTCCCCAATCTCACGAGAGAAATACCCCACTTTATCCTTGATATGAATATTCTGGTCTGCTAAATCGGAAAAATATTTTTTTAATTGAAGATACATATTAATTATTTTTTTCTTTCTGTTCTGCTTGCAATATTGATTCGGTGAGGACTTCAAAGAAATCATACACGCGGGTGGCATTGCACTGGTGCCAGTTGCCCAACGGCTGATGCTTATCCATTGCCATTACGCTGATAATCTTTGAAAAAGGGGTATAGCTTTTTAATGACGAATTACGAAAAACGAATGACGAACCCTCGTCTTTTGTCTCTTTTTTATCGTCTTTAACAGTGAATACTTTTGGAAACCTTTTGATGATATATTCCCTACAGCAAGTATACGCAAACGCTACCTCGTAGGCGGTAGTTATAGCTGCCTTATCGGTATGCTCGGCTACTTGGGGGAGGTTTAGCACATCAAAAGGTTGGTCGGCAAAGTTGTAAAGCGAGGCTACCAACTGGCGCAACAGCAACTCGTCCTGGTACTGCGAAAGGCGCAAACGATAATAGATACTATCAGCTACGGAAAACTGTTTGATAGTAAGATTTGCCAAACGAGGGGCAGGTGCTACCATTTTCGTGAGATCAGGAAAATGGTATAGCTTTTCGGTAGAGAGGAAAGGCTCGGCGTATTGCCATAGTGTAGTGAAAGGGACTTCTTGCAATAACTGCTGTTGGGTACGATTAGGTAGGTGCGAAATCAATACTTTTATAATACGCAAAGGCGTTTCTTCTGTGTTATCCAATGTTAATAGAATCCTGCACAACGCCCCTCGTTGCTGCTCATTGAGTTCTTCATAAGTTTGTGGTATTGTTATATCCATTATCGTCTGTTTTTTTCTCTGATGTTTTCATATTCTTTAATAGCGCGCTGCATTTCTCTACCATTCTTAGCATCGGCAATCACGTAGGCGTCTAAACCGTTTTTCTCGAGGCGGTCGAGGGTAGCGGTGAGCTGAGTGAGGGTGTTTTTGAGTTCGCTCATAGAAGTTTCAGACTTTAACAAACTTTCGGATTTTGCCAAAGTTGAGGGTTCGTCGGACACTGCCGATACATTACCACCAGTAGCGTAAGTGTTTTGCGCCTTACCAGTGCGTTTGGCTTCTATCCACTCGGTAACGCGGGCGACTTGCGGGTCGGAGAGTAGCATTGCGGGTATTACGTACTCTTTGCCGTGCACTACCCCTGCTACCTCTTGCCCTGTTTCATCGGTAAAACCTAAGCCCTTGGTATAACCTCCCTTGGCATAACTTGGGGGCTGTTGTGCTGCTACAATTCCTAATTGTACCGCACCTATTGCACCTACTATAGCAGCCAAAGCAGTACCCGCCAAAGGTCCTGCATCCGAATAGGCTCGCATTACCGCCATAGCTGTATTGGCTATGATATTGAGCATATTGGCAGCTTTTTGGGCTTTGAACTGCTTGAGGGCAAGTTCTTTCTTTTTGGCTTCTGCTTCCTCATCAAGGCGTTGTACTTCCTTTTGGTATTGCGCTTGTGAAATATACCCTTGGTTGAGTTGGTCGAGTAGGGCTTGTTTTTTCTTTTGTTGGTTAGCTGTATATTTGGAGAGTTCGCGGGCATTGAGGTTTTCCTGCAACTGGCTAAAAGCACTAAATGCGTTGTTCATTGCCCCTATGCCCATTTCGACAGCTCGAAAGCGCGCGTGAACATTGTCGAGGTTAGCAAATACATTTTCCCATTCGGCGGCAGTAAAACCTAATACATCAACCCTTTCGAGTTCTGAGCCTGCTGCTTTATCTACCTCTTTGGTATTTAAGTTATCCAACTGCTCTTTTACTTTAGTCATCTGCTCTTCCACCTTCTGAATATCTTCTATAAGTTTATCTTTGGCTTCACCCGTAACGGTTTGCAGGTAATCCATTAGGAGTTTCTTTTGCGCCTCGAAGCTGGCGAGGCTTTCTTTTAAGATTTCTTCATCGGCTTTGCGGCGGAGGGCTTTTTTAGCGTCTTCTAAGGTTTTGATTTGCGATAGTTCTTTGTCGGAAATCTGTCCGCGTAGAGCTTCTTTGGCGGTGTCTAAATCTTGAATGAGGAGGAGTTCCTCTGCCTTTTCACGTTTTTTCACTGCAAGGCATTCGTTCATTTCTTTGAGGGTGCGCTCTACTTCTTTGGCACTATGCTTTTCGCGTACTTGGGCTAGTTCGGCTTGTTCTTTTTTTTCGTATTCAACAGCTATTTGCTTGTTGAGTTCTTGCAATTTGCGTTTTTCTTGGATTGTTTTTAATAGGTTCCGATCGTTATTGCCTTTAGCTTCTGTTTTTAGTTTTAGAATGTCCTGCTCTAAATCGGCGTTTTCTTGTTGTAGCTTGAAGCGCTTGTCATTATACTTCTGCTCGGTAAGAGCCAGCTGTTTGTCGAGGCTTTCCTCCAATCCCTGCGTAATTTCTTTTTGCAATTCTTGCTCGGCTGCCAAGCGCGCCTTATTAGCATTGCGGTACTCATCGGCGTAGTCTTTGGGCTGTTTTTTGGTTTTTGTTTCGCTTTCAATTGGAGCTACTGGGGTAACCTCTTCATTGCCAACAGTCACTCCATTTTTTGCGTTTTCTTCTTGTTGTTTAAGGAGAAGATCGGTAGCTGCTTTCAGTTCGTCGTTTGCTTTTTTAACATTTTTCGTTTTGTTTTTGGTAGCCGTTACTATATCATCACTCATTGCCGCGATAGGGTTGCCAAAGTTTTTCATTCCATTCAGTGCACGTTCATACCAAGCTATATTTTCTTCTAACGATGAATATTCTTGTTTGGCGAGGGCTTCAGCTTTTTGGTCGACAAGGGCTTTTAAATATTTTTCACGTGCAGCCGCTTTGATACTTTCAATATATTTATCTAAAGCGTTTTTAGCTTGCAAAGTGTTAGCCGTTTCAACGGTAAGTTGTTTGTTATATTGAGGTACAAGTCGGTTCAGTTCGTCTACTGCTTTCTTACGTTCAGTATAACTCTTATTGGTGTCGTTAGCAGTTTTGAGGAGTTGTCGCAAATGATGCTCTTGTGCAGCTGTTTGTACATTAGCTTCTTTGATTGCATCGTTCTGTATTTTGAGCTGTACATTCACTTCTTTTTGTTTGTTGGAGAACAACACAAGAGCGGAAGCTACAGCTGTTATTGCGCCTAATAGTAATCCCCAAGGGTTCATTTTGGTTACTATGTTGAAAGTGCGCATTGCTGCTGTTGCTCTAATAGTGTTGCCCGTAAGTGTCGCCTTGGCAGCCGAAAGCAATAATACAGTTCCTTTCCATAAAGCGGTAGTAGCATTTGCTACTTTCATAGCAGCATTGTACAAGATGGTTTGTTGCCAAGCGGCTTTGGTTGTAATTGTAGAGAGATAGACGGCGGCGCGGTAGCTTACTACGGCGGTAGTGCACACTACTATGGTTTTTACCAAAAAGGCGATACGCTCGCGGAAGACTTTCACGCCGTCGCCTGCCTTGGAAGTTACCCCCGTGAGCCAGCCGAGTAGCTTGATGAGTCCGCCGAACCATTGCGCCATAGTGTCGGAAGTGAAGGTTTCGGCAAATACTTTCTTTATTTTCTCCCATATAGCGGCGGTATTTTCGTTCACCTTGTTGAACTCGTTCTGTATAGAAGTGCCGTCCTGCATTGCTTGTCCTGAGAGGTTCATCAGAGAGCGAAAGCGGTCGGCATTGTCGCCAGCGGTACCCAATGCTTTTTGTATTTCGAGAGTGTTGAGTTTTAAGCCTTTGAGTACGCCCGCTGTTTGTTCGGCTCCTAAGCCTTTCATACTCTCGCCAAAGCGGATAAAGAACTCTTCGGGGTGGGTGTTGAACAGTTCGGAGGCTTCTTTGGTGGTGATTTTCATCTGTTTGGCAAAGGCGGCGATATTGTTCCCCGCTACGCTCATAAAGCGCGAGTAACCGCTGGCAGCTACTTCGGCATCGATACCGCTTTCTTCAAATGCTGCGCCGAGCCCGAGCGTTTTTTCGATAGATGGCTTTAACACGGCAGGTAACGCCCCTATGCGGGTGGCAAAATCGGTGATGTTCTGTTCGCTACTGCTACCATTAGCCCCCAGTTCGTTGAGGGCAGAGCCAATGGCGTTGAGGGCTTCGCCGTAGTTTTGATTGCGAGTTTCCTCGAAAAGGTTTTTGAGTTTTCCGACCTTGGTAGTAACTTCTTCTAATCCGCCTTGGAACGAGTCGCCCAGGGCAACGTATATCTTATCGATTTCTTCGGTGAACTCTTTGATTTGCTCTTTATCGTTAATGCCGAGGCGACCGCCTATTTGAGCGATATTGAGTAATTCTTGCTTGGGGGTGCGGGTATTGAGCTCATCGAACTCGTTCCACAGCTCGCGTACCTGCTCGGAGGCGAGCCCTGTGGTTTTCTCTACGCCTGTCATTAGGTCGGATATTTTGAGGAGTTCGTCCACCGATTCGCGGGCTTTGCCAACAAAAGAGGAAAAGAAGCCCGTGATAAGGTTGCCAGTGAATACCCCGCGCACGATGTCGCCAAAACGTGAAGTGCTGGTAGCCGTTTGGGTGATAGCTCCATTCACTTGGTTTATTTCATCACGTACACGGTTGAAGTGCGCTTGAGCCTCACGCAATTGCGCTGCGCGCTGTTGGAACTCTTCAGTACCAGGAGTGAGGTTGCGGAGTTCACGAGAGAGCGTACGCACTTCGCGGTTTAAGGCGGTAAAAGTATTCTCTACCTCCTTACCGTTGATACGTATCGTAAGTTGTGATGTAGTGTTGTTGCTTGCCATTTTAATTCACTATTGTTTGTTGTCCGTTAGGGTTTTTATCAAGGGTAGTGAGGTTGATATTCGGAAAATTGCCGTATAGGGTGCTGTCCCAGTTGTTCCAATCGCGGATACGCTCGAAGACTTCGAGGGTGCGCAATCTCTTAACAGGCATACGGGTGGAGAGAATGGTGTACGCCTCGCGTTTATCGGATCCGGAGCCGGATAGGTTTTTGCCCCCTGGTATGCCTGCCCCGAGCAGACAAGGGTCTACCCCCATAGGAAAGAGTATTTCGGAATTGCCGGCACTGGCATCGGGCAGGAAGTTGCCGTCCTTAATCTTGTCGTCGATAGGGATTACCTCAATACCTTTGATAAGGTTGTTATTGCTATCGCGAAAGAATGGTGACACAAAGGAACGCCCTGCTGCTTTGTTACCGCTCATATGATCGTCGATTGCCTTAATGGTTTCTTGGCGGGCGGCTTCGCGTTTTTCTTGTGGCATTTCCTGCCATTCCTCGCGCCCGAACTTGTGAAGGAAGAAATCATCGGCGATGTATATCACGTACTTTAGGTTCAATTGGTTTTCAAACATATACTTTTTGAACGCAGGCACGGAAAGCACTACATCTACCCAACCGTTGTAGAATGAACTATGCCATTTTACTTTGGGGTAATTCTTCTCGGTAGTGAGTGGGCGCATTACGGGCACGATAAACTTTTCGATTTTCTTCTCCTTACAATAGGCTTTGAGGGTTGCGACATTGTGAATATCGGAGAAAAAGGGCACTTCTACGGTTAGCTCCTCGTTGAGGGTGTCGCCCCAAGTGGTATTGATATAGACTTTATCGACAAAGCCTTTTTTGTTGGGCACTCCTAAGCGACAGTGCGGGGCTTGCTGGCGTTTTACGGATACAATCTTCTCAAAATTGGGAGCGAGTAGATACTCGACAAAGGCAATGCCGTATGTTTCAAAATCTTCGATGATTTCTGCCATTGTTACATCCCAACGGCAAATTTTGAAGAAGCTATCAATCTCGGGGAAAGCCGAGCGGAGGCGTTCGCGTGTGGTTACGCCCTCTTCGGTTTCTACATCTTGGTAGAGGCGGAAGCCTAAGCCGTAATGGGCGGAGATGAGCACCTCCAAGCCCCCAATAGCCGCCCCCGTTTTGTTGAGTTTCTTGGTGAACTCTTGCGGGTATAGGTTATTGTCGCCCCAAGCGGCATACTTATCGGTGTCGCTTGAATCTTTTTGGGTTTTTGGGGTGGAGAGGCTTTGCTTATCAGAGCCAAAGAGTACAGCAGCTTTAGGGGAATTGCCTTTTGAGGGCGAATTGCCATTCGCCCCTACGGTAAAAACGTAAATGTCTTTGTCGATTTGTTTCATTATTTCCATTTTTCACTTTGGTAAGTGTAGCCAAAGTCGTTAATAATAATTGATACCATTTGTAGCACATTCATTTGATTGCCTGCGCGTTTGGTTACTTCAATATACTCGCTATCGTTCCAATCGATATTGTAACAGAAGCCGTCGCGTAGCAGATAGATAGATGGATATATACACGTTTTCCACACATCTAATGAAAGGATACGGTTAGCAGCTTCTTTACTGAAAAAGATACTCCCTTGATATTCTTCATTAGCTGTTCTTTTCATTATATTTTCAGTAGGTTTGTATCCTTCAGGGAAAAACTTTGTAAAATAGTATACAGGTTTTCCGTAGTTATCGGATAAATCTTTTTTGGTTACTATATTCATTTGGCGTTTTGCTAATTAGTAGATTACTTCTTTTCCATTGAAAGCGATGATAAAGAGGATACAAATTTTCTTTATAGTGCCGTCGCTGAGTTTGAGATTGCGGGTTTTGTTTTGCCAGTGATTGGGGTTCTTTTCAAAATCTTGCTTGTTGCGGGGTTGCTGCATAAGGGTTGCGCCGGTGTAAGTACAGAGTTTGCCGCCAAAGCTGTTTTGCTTGTTGTAGGTGCGTACGGTTATGGTGAAAGGAATGGGCTTTTTGCGTTCGTCGAGTTTTCTCATTTCAGCCAGTACGTCCTTTAAAAATACTTTGTTCATAGGTGTTTGTGATTTATTTGGCAAAAGTAATAGGTAGGGATTTATTGGGAAAGGACAGGCTTTTTTATCATTATAAAATTGTTAAGTGCTTGATATTGAATAGGTGAAGCAGGCAAGGGTGCGGGCGTATGCTCACTGAAAGGCGACGAAGCCCATCGCAGCCTTAGTGATTTTTACAATTTGAATTTAAGAAAATGGGGGATATATGGAACAGGTAAGAGGTAAGAAGTAAAAGGTAAGAAAAAAGGGGCGCACTCGGTGATGAGTGTGCCCCTAAGGTTGTTAAACAATAACAGTAACAATGGTTACTGTGTAATGGTACTGGCTGCCTTACGGATACGTTCGGCGATGTCGTATAAGGCTCCTTGTAATTGTTCTTTTTCAGCAGGGGTAAACTCCCCTACACCTCCGTTGCCATCGCGCCCGTGTAATTTATTATACATCCACGAAGATGATTTGCCAAAATATTCTTGTGATAATCTTCCCCAAGAAACATCTACAATGATATCCTCTAATTGTTGCATCATTGTGAGTTTTGTTTGTTTTGCTACTATTTCCATTGTATTGTGTTTTTTAGCCCCCTAAAAAAGGGGGCTTAGTTTAACCATAAATTAACCTATCAAACAATTCCCTTACATAAGCTAATAAGTTTCTTGCTCCATTAGGGTAAGCTCTTTTGTAATTTCTAATAGCTTGGATAAGTTCCCATTCTAATTCTGTGAGTTCTTGACTCGTTGTTAATTCTTCTTCCATTTTTACTGTTTTTGTTTAACACTGCAAAGATACTATGATTTTTCATAGTATGCAAATATTTTAGCAACTTTTTTTATTTTTTTTCTCATATATTGTGCGGTTTATACAAAAAAAGCGCACCCACTATTGTGGGCGCGCTTTCTAACTAAAAACCATCCCAGATGAAGAAGTTTTAATTATAAACCAACTAACTATGATTATTATGTGTAAAACGAATATTAGGGCAAAAGTAGGGTGTTTGGAGGTGTTGTGAAAGGACTTTTTTAGGTAAGAGATAAGAGGTAAGAGCTAACGGGAGGCGTTGTGCTGTAAGGGTTTGCGGGGTATTGGTTCAATGTTGCCAGTATGTTGGTTCGAATAGTGCTGTAGGTAGGCGGTAAGTGATAAGGGGTAAGGTGTGAGGGTATAAAAAAGATAAAAGACTGTTTGTTAGTCTTTTATCTTTTGTTTTTAGCGTGGGACACTTTTGGAAGTTTTTTTTTGAAAAATTGTCAAATTATACGGTGGTGATGATAAAGCTATCGTGGTAGGTGTTATCGAGCAGGTAGGCGTATTTCCACCATAGGAGGTAGTCGAAGCAGTCGGAGAGGTGGGTGGCGTGCTCCTGGGGTATGGTGGTGGAGCGTTCACTGCTCTTGTCCTTCTCAAAGGCATCTTCTTTCTGCTTGACGGCAGCGTTTTCCATAGAGACGATGAGGTTGGGGCAATTGTCCTCGTTGAGGCGGACAAAGGGTAGAGAGCGGTTGTTTTCCTCTAATATTTCGTTGATAAGGCGGAATTTGAGGATATGGCTTGGGTTATTGGTGTTGGGGGTGCGATTGAACACCTGCCAGCCTGCTGTGCGCAACATATCCTCTACATCTTGTGCCAGGGTGGTTTTGCTGTTTGCCTCGCTCTTGAAGCCCGAACGGTCGTGGTATAGGTATATTTTATTGCAGGTAGCGCGGTGAGGCTCGTAGTAGTCGATGATTTTCTTTATCAAATCTGACAATTTAAGGGGGTTTTTGACAAAGAAGTCTTTCAGTATTGTTATAGTGTTGGCGACCTTACTTTCTTGGGCGACAATACCGCAATTGATGCGCCCTCCAAAGTCGAGAGAGAGTTCGAGAGCTACACCGCTTACTAAATCATTATCATAGGTGCAAGAGGGTGTGAAACTCTGCGAGAAGTCTTGCAGGGCGGTGGTGTTGTACTGGTACTTGTAGTAATGTTTATCGGATAACAATTTAGCATAGAAGCCGTCAGCAACCTTACCAGGGCGGATGTTCATTATTTCGGCGTTGAAGAGGAGGTCAGACACGCGTTGTTCGTACATCTCTTGTATCCACCCTGGTTTGAGGTTTTCTTGGTTTATGTGGGCGTTAGCTTTGATAAAGAGGTGCTCGGTAGGCTTTTGTTTGGCGAGTTTCTCGCGGGCGGTGAACCATTCCCCCGTTTTAGTAAGAGCAACCGACGAGGTGAAGATAGTAGCATTTAGCAGGCTTGCTTTGTTAAACTCTATCTTCTTGGCGCGGTTGGTTGTCAGTACGTTGTTGAAAAGTCTATCGTGTTCTAACAGTGCCGCTTCGTCGCCAATAACGATGTAAGAGTTTAATCCGCGCCCGCTATTAGGGTCATCGAGAGATACAAGCACCAATATAAAGCCATTAGAGAAGTGCACCACGTTGCTCCACGAGTTGGGGGCTTGAAAAGGCATCTCGAAGCCGAGAGCCTTGCCGTTACGCCCTACTACATAATCTACATCTTCGTAAAAGCCGAACATCTCCAAACCCTCTTTGGTAGAGGGGAAAGTACGGCTTTTTATCTGCACAAAAGTAGCCCCTACCAGTACGCCCGTAGCACGTGGCATTTGCTTTACTGCTTCCTTCACAAACCAGCCGAGTATGGTACTCTTACCCGTACCACGCCCCGCCTCTATACAGATGTGTTTTACACCTGCATAGCGGTTGGCAGATACAGCTGTCATCTGCATAGCGTTGAGGAGGATTTGTTTAACTGGTTTAATCAGAGGTTTCATCGTCGGGGTCATCGGTAATATCTTCGTAGTCGGTATCGGTAGCGGGCAAGTCGTTGAAGTCTACTACCCCTGAAGCGAGGGCAGCGCGTAGCATCTTGGCGCTCTTACGGCTCATCTTGATATGGTACTCATTAGCGGTAATCTTTTCAAAATTGATTTCTTTTTCTTCCTTATCGAAGTTGAAGAGGCGAGCATAAGAATCTAACGCCTTTCGCGCTTGTTCTAAATCTCTATCTTTCAAAGCCATTTGGTAGAGTTGCCAATAGCTATCCGCTAATATAGCCCGCTCGGCGTTGATATCTGATTTATCGAGTTCTCCAAATATTTGCATTGCCCACGAGTAATCGCGGTAGGCGGTGGCTTGGCTTACGCCCATTTCGCGAATGTGTATCTGTATGGCTTGGTGCTTAGAGTACTTGTTGGACAGTCGCAAGCCGTGTATATGGCGCAAACGCGTTTTAACTGCCTCTTCGGCAGGTAACAGCTGAAAATTCTCATCTATATACGAGGCGGATATACGCTGATAAAGGCTGTCTTTGCTGAATTTAGTAAGTTCCATTTTAGGAGTTGGGGTTAGAAATAGAGTCCGCTTTTCATTTTTTCTACTTGTTGGGCAGCTACTGAGGGTACATAGCAAGCCACCGCTTCTTTTTCGAGCAGTTGCTTGAGTTGGGCAAGTTCGTGACGAGCGAGTTGTTGCAAACGTTTGGCAAGGGTGTAGAGCTCAGAGCCGTTGAGTATTTTGCTCTTTTGCCAAGGTAGTTCCTCCCACTGTTGCACAATAGCGGTAGCCGTGAATGAGAAGCTATGCATTTGAGCAGCTTCGGCAACAGTAAAAAAAACGACGGTACGCTGTAGTTTTTCCCATATAGCAGGATAAGTATGCAAATCATCGGGGGTGCAGGTGCTGACTTGTGGTGCGATAATGCTTTCCCACATCCATTGCATTAGTGGCTGTAGTTTAGTGAAAACCTCCCACGAGTTATTGAGGCTGTAATACTTCTCAAACTCATTCACACTACTGATAACACCGCTTGCGCGTTGTAGCTTACCTTCTGTAATAAGCAACTCTATACAATCGTTGAGAGCGCGGTCGCCCATCGCAATAGACGAGAGTCCTAAGTCGCGTAAATCCCACCAAGGCGATTTCTCCATCTTATCATCGGTGTAGTAGTTGCCACCCGTGTTGGATAAATTCACCTTGAGGAACGGGATAGCATAACCCCCCGCATGTTTGGCTCCTTCTTTTTTGAGCGGTTCAAGCGCGTTAAGCCCCCCGCCCCCCGAAGGGGGTGTGAGGGTATCGGCAACAGACTTGGGTATATACGGATATACTTTTACGCGGAGAGCCTCCTCGATATAGGTTTTGAGCAGATCGAAGTCTAAACGGTTAGAAACATTAGTATATTGCTTGATTTCTTGTATATTGGTGAACATAGGTTTAGGGGTTAGTCGTTAGACGATAGTTGAAATTCGACGACAAAGCTATGCAGGTTGCGGGTGCTATCAAAGGACAGAGGTTTCTGAGTAATGGGTATTACCTTCAGCCACTCGCCTGCAATACGCAAGAAGCACACGGGGGATTTTACAAGTTCCCACAATACTTCTATCTCTTCAGGGAAGAGCCAACCTGTATTGAGTTTGTAAGTGCGCTTGGTTTTTACCTGTGCTTTATAGTCCTCACTCAGTAGCACGTTGTCGGCGAGAGTGTGCTCGTAACTTACCAAGGCTTCGTACTCGCCAGCGAACGAAAACCAGTCGGGACAGAAGTTTTGGTTTTGAAATAGCGCACTGATAGGCGTGCCATTAGGTTCGGGCTTGGGTTCGAGGCTAAGCGTTTCCTTACGGATGATAGTTGTAGTACCATAGGTAACATCGGCGGTAGCACGCAAGAAACTGAAATTAGCTACTGCCAGCGGGTCCTTAATAGCCGAAAGGTCGATAAGGTTAGAGCCTATTTGTCCTAACGAGCGTGCGCGTACCTCTTGGGTAAGTGCCGATACAGATATAAGACTTTGCTTGTAAGTAGAGCGCAAACGGCTTTGAGTAAGGTAAGGATATGCTTTAGGCTTCTTGCCAGGGAGGTAATGCAAATCAGTAAGGGTATGCGTTTTAAATACCACTCCTTTGAAGTTTGTCTCCTTAATTTCCGCTGATACCTTGGTCGCTTTGAAAATCTCTTTAGGGCTGAGCAGTTTTTTAGTATTCACTTCCAATGAGGGAGTAATGTCTCTGAAAAAGTCCTGTACCTCTTGCCCTATATCCACCGTTGCCTCGCCCTCGAAGAAAACATAATCGTAGGTTTGAGTAGAGCTAAATGCACGTCCATAACCATTGAACTCCATTGTGAGAGCAACCGATACAAATTCGCTTTCTGGGTCAGTTTGGCGTATACGGGTGATTTCTTTATCCAAACAGAAATACACTTTTTTGGTAGCGAATGTTATATCCGTTTGTACGGTAATGAGTACCTGCACTATCTGTTCGCTACCCGCTGAAGAACTCACCTTGAGCCAGCCTTTGTGCTCACCTACCGTCATCAGTTCGGAAGATTGAGAGCGGAATTTTACCACTACTTCCTCTTCACCGTTACCTTTAATTTCAGTAACCTCTAAGAAATCAGAGTTGTTAATGGTAAAAGTGAGGCGGTTAGGGTTTTTAATGGTAAATGTACCTTCAGCGCGCTCTTTCTTATCGGTTTTCAGCAGGTATTTAAATTCTTTTTTGTCGATATGAAAAGCGGTAGTATCGTTGATAACAGTGAGATTGATAGTAAAACCGATATACCTTCCGTCTATATTAAAATGATTTTCAAAAGTAAGTGTTTGATTTTTACTTAAATCAAAAGCAAAAGTTTTTATAGTAGGATTTTCTTTGTAAAACTGGGAGAGCGAGAATACTGCTGTTGCATTGTTTTTTGTTCCCGTTAGGTTTATATCAAACAGACTGCGTCCAATACTATTCCATTCAATTCCTTTAATTGTGAAAGGGGTATTGATAGAATGATCCTTGTACCATTCCGTTCTTGTATCAAAATTGATGTAGTCTCCTAATCCTTTATTGTGCCAAAAGTCGTGATGTAATTTGATTCCGTGATAGTAATCAAGAGGTTCAGTAGCAAATGTAAAAGAAGTATCGCCCGTGAGTTCTTTGGTAGCCGTGTTGAGCACCATATTGAGTACTGGGCGTTCATTAGGTTTAGGTTTGGGGGTAGCTTTATCGGTACGGCGCAAGGTAATTACTACCTCTTTACGCTCGGTGGGTAGATCTATCTCGTTTACTTTACCGCTCTTCTCTTCGGTAGCAATCACCCCTAAGGTTACTTTTACTTTTACATCGCCTTTTTCAGGTAACTTACTGAAATTGTTGTAACGCAACTGCAGGTTATGTTGCAGTCCGATAAGGTTTTCTAAGTCCTCCCCTGTAGGGGCAATGAGTTCTGCATATTCATTGGTAGCAATACGCGCATAATAACGAAATCCCTTGTACTTCTTGTATACGGTAAGCAATCCCAATTCAGGATAATGCACCGTAAGGTTTTCGGTAGAAGGTATAGGCTGTGAGGGATGCCACTCTTTAAGGATAGTAGCTGGTGAGATGTTCCAATCAGCGATAGGTTTTTCTAATTCATAGCACACTTCTCCATATTCATAACCACCTTGTGAGGTGGTATACAATCGGGTAGAGTGACATTCTTTATCAATATAGGTTCTAATAGCCATAGCATTTGTATTTTATAAGATTTTTGTATAGAGCGGTTTGTATAGATTCGTTAGGTCGCCAAAACTCAATAGCAATGAAAGGAGCAAAAAGTATTACCCGCTCGGGGCGTACCTCTACCCTATCATTAGGAAATAGCAAAGGTAACTGATGTTCTAAATAGCGGTGCACTTGCCAGCTTTCTATCACTAAGTCGATGTCTTTGGCGAGGTAGTTCTCGGAATATACTCCTTGCATTACCTTGGCTACCGAACCACACACTACGGGTAGTTGCTCGGTAGTGAAGACTTCTAAAACGGCACTGTAAATAGTGTCGAGATAGGCGTTGATACGTGTGTCGTCGAAAATATTGAGACTTGTAAAAGCGGTGTACATTAGATTGTAATTGTGGTGATCTCTACTTGGTAATGCTCTTTGTCAAGCACGGACTTGTTGATACTCTTGATAAGCATACGTTGGTTATAGGCGAGAATGGTATCACGTAAAGCGATGTGTCGGAATTGGTTTTTGTTACATACAAAGCTCCACGTGTATTCAGTGGCGGCAATTCGCATCTTATACCAATCTTTCCAATACTCAGCTACTAATGGAGGCGTAAGGGTTTTGCGGAAACCTGCATTGTTTTGTCCGTTGTGTAAGCCGTCGTACCATATCATTCCAATTGTTTGCTCTCCACTATTGCGCGCTATAGTTGTATAAATCCCCTCATACATTATACGAGGCAAACAGTAACCACCTATTTGTATTTCGGTAACATTGGTGAGTTGGGTAGCTTCTTGAGCATTGAGCACCTGGTAACTATCAGCGGTTACCTGCACGACGGGCAACTGATAGGCGTTATCGTCCATTTCGGGGAATTTGATGAGGTACGACTGCTTCGTGAGAAATGTTTTTTTGGGTTCGCGTACTTCCCAAGGGCGGAAATCTTTAGCGTGTATACGTTCTTCTACCTTAATACGGTTCATATACAACTTGTGTCCCTCGATAAACATATCGTAATTCTTCCAATTCTTAATCGTCTTCACCAGTTCGCCAAAAGTAACATCGGGCACGGCGCGTTTGAGATCTACTATATTAGGGTTGATTACCTGCTCTATCACATTGCCGTCTTCGCTGTGTTGGGCTACGATATTGAGGTTCATAGAGAGTTGAGGCTGTGGAGTACCTTCTATCTCTAAAACCAATGTTTGTCCTGTTGTATCGATAGTGAGCACCTGGGTAAAACTGAGCGTTTCAGGTTTTTCAAAACTAAATTCACGGATGATCACGTTGTCGAGTTTTAACCTAATAGCAACCTGCCCGCTTATCGGTTGGTTATCACAAACTAACCGCCACGTGCCTGCCGTAGCAAATTCGTAGGTAGGCTCTACGGCTGTGAGAGTGTGTTCTTGTTGAGCAGTAGTGAGGTAGTAGGGTGTATTGCTGTACAACACCTGCTGGGTGAAATCTTCATCGGTGAGGATATCGCCTGCCAATTCATAGCCCGCATCGGCAAACCCTGTTTTGAGTACGTAGAGCAGGTAAGGCATAGGGTGCATAATGTTGTAATTCCTATTAGCCTCGTTGCGAATAAACCCTTCTGAACCATAATTATTGATAAACTGAAAGAACAATTCCCACCCTTTTTGACTTTTATCTTTAGGGTATACCACTTTAGGAAAGTTATAATCCACTTCGGGGTACTTTTTAGCAACTATCTCGTTGGCGTGAGCGTATATATCGGGTATGCGCTTACGCAAAAGCGGAAGGTCACATAGCTTCTTCTCAAAGTTAGGCAGCTGCTCAAATCCTGAATCTATTTGTGCCGATACTAAGTTTCCTTCTACCGATAGTATTTCGAGCGTACCTTTACGCGCGCGCCCATCCAACACGTGATAACCATCGTACTTCTTCTTGAGTTTGGTGGCGTTGAGGGCGGTATAATTACCCATACGCAAGCGCAAATCAGCATTCATTTGGAAATCGAAAGGCAATGAATACTGAGTGAAGAAAGTATCCTTAAATCGCGGGTTCTCCTCTTGATAAGAGATAGCAATGCGCGAAAGGTCCAACACGAATTGAGAGGTAATGAAATAATCGGTCATCTTTTTTTATATAAGAGGTAAAAGGCAAGAGGTAAGAGCAATAACAATAACCACCAATAATTGAAAGAAATGCGCTGTACTTGTTTATGTTTAGTACTCGTAAAAGAAAAGGTTTTGGAGGTAACACTCGTTGTACTACTACTCACTTTAAATTCATCACTTTTCACAACACTGAGCGTACCCCCTTTGAGGGTAATCCGCTCTACCACTTTACCATCTACCTCGTGAGTGTATTCTAAGGGCGTATCGGGTCCTACAGTGCTCAACTGATAAGTGAGTAGTGAATGCTGTAATGTAGCAAACTCTGAACCCACCGTAGCGAGCTCAGAGGTTTGCGTAGCAACTTTCTCGGCAACCACTTTTTTAGTATTACACGAGATAAATAACATAAAAAGCAAAATATAAGTAACACATTTCATTAGCTATTCTTTTCTATGGTTTTGATTACGTCTTTCAAGATTTTCGCATAATTAGTAGCGGTAGCATAGCCCGCCTTTGCTACTTCATCAGCGAACTTGTATGGGTCATTTCTTACCAACAAGGCTTTAGCATATCGCTTGTTGATAAAGAAGAATTGCGAGTGATCACTAAACCCTTCTTCGGGTGTGATGTATTTCATAAACCAATCTTTTACTCTGTAGAGATACTTACCGTTAGAAAGCTTGGTAATGCTCAACACTTCAGGGAATTTATTAGAGTTGGGAACTGCTAACTCCTCTTTAGTAACCCATAGCTGCTTATTAGGCAGTGGCGTAGTTGCTTTAGCTTTGATACCAAAGAAATTATTACCTTCGGCACGCTCACCCCAACGGCTTTCTAACGCGGCTTGCGCTAAGGTGAAGAGGTGAGAGATACCCGTTTTCTTTTCGCTTTCCAAAGCAAAAGGCTTATACTTTTTTACAAAATCTTTTGGTGTCATTGTTATTCGTTATTAGAGGTTTGAGATTTTTCGGATGGTTCGGACTGTTCAGCTTTTTCATTCATATAATTAGAGATGGTTTTAGCAACTTCCTCTAAGTTATCACGATTGATAAATACTTGCTGAACGACTTGTCCTGCGCGGTCTAACCGCACTTTGTCTTCGGCTTTTTCGCGTATCGATTTGATTTCTATCAGGCATAGTACTATTGCCATAAAGAAAGTGATAAAAGGAAATAGCCACAATGAGGTTTGGTAATAGATTTCTAAGTACCAAGAGAGCAAGCCGTACATACTATCCACAATCGTACAAGCAATAAGGATATTGTAGTATTGTGCCATTTTGCTAATGGTACGCCTATAGCCATAGGAAGTTCGTGCTTCGCCAATACGCTTTGCTTTGCGCACACCACTCCAAAGGTCGGCGAATATCATAAGAAGTACGAGAATGTAGATACCGAGTAGTATCCAAAGAATTACAAAAATTTTTTCCATTGATTGTTATCGTTTAATTATTCTTAAGGTGATTAAATCATTTGTGTGATATACTTTAGAAGTTGATGTTGTTGTTTCAACAGTAAAAGGATAATCTTTTGTATTTATCTTATCATATCTACCGACATCTTTACCTTCATACAACCATTTTGTTTGCTCTAAATGCTCATAGAAATAAGGGCAATTCTTAAAAAGAAAATCTGAAGTAAAGTCTTTGCTTATTTCTCCTAATGATTTAAAAGTAAGTTTAAGTTCTTTGGCAACACCATTTTCTAAAATTGCTTCTATTTTTTTTATTTCAGAAGATACTCTTTCTTCATTTCCATCTCCAAAATATGCCCACGCTGAGAATTTTATATTTCCGATATTAGCACTCAACTCATTGTTTAGTACGTTCAGATCTATGGGTTTTTTATTTTGTGAGCCCCATTGAAAATATAATACTGCATTCATAGTTTCTGAATATATTTAATGAGAGGGTAGGGGGTGAGGCTTGCTATAATGTCCCACCAGTCGATGAAAGTACGCTTGATAAACCTGTCGTATAGTTCTTTGACAAGCCCTACCAACAGCACAACACCGATAGCCATAGCTAAGGCTATCCATAGTGAGTAGAGTAGGTAAGCGGTTATAAAAGCTACAACAAATATTGTGTTACCTACCATAGAGTGCAGCAGTTTGTCACTGCCTTTAAGTTTTTGAATGATTTTGTTTTTCATAGTTAAATATTTCTTATGTCAATGTAACAATCGTTATCATATATACTTACTACTGCTGTACTGCCCTTTTTGCCGTTAAAAGTGTTATCACCAGTATAGATAATGTTTTTGCCCGCACAAGCAAAAATAATAGAGCCACCATCAAATACTTTACGGAAAGAAGTATTACCCAAATGTTCTATATTTTGCAAACCAAGTGTACAACTTGCCTTAACGAATACAGTATCATTCTGCTGGGCTTGTGGGATAACTGTATCAGCACCTACCTCATACCCCGCGCGGGTTATCTTACGCATTAACTCTTCGGCGGTAGCTAAATCTTCAGGAGCAGGCGACCAGTCAGTTGCTTTATTACCTTTTTCAAATTTCAACTTCTCTATGGTTGCTGTAGGAGAAGGAGATACTCCTTGCACTTCGTGAAATGCACAAAGTCCCGTCCAAGCATATTTTGGAATTATAGTAAATTCATTGTAACCATTTACTAAATCAGTGATAATATATTGCCTCTGTTGACCATCCATATCTGTAAAATAGACACAAAATCGTCTACCATTTTCTACTGAAGCATAGCAAGAAAAAGTATATTGTATTCCAACTATAGCAGGTTCAGATAATGTCCAATATTTTCCAATATAACCAACTGATGTTTGTTTTTCTTTTGATTTCAATGCATAATTCCTTCCTCCAACCTGTATTCCATCAATTGCTGTTTTAATATTTTCAGTAGTAGCGAGGTTATTGGGTTTCCCTTGAATATCACCCCAGTTGTGGGTGTGGTTAGTTGGGGCAAAATTCAATTCGGGTTTATCGGCTAAATCGTTATAAGAAATTGTATTTTCTCCTATTACTTCATCACCTGCCATTAGCTTTATCTTCCCATTCTGTACTACTATACTGGTAGGAATGTTGCTTACAAAATGGCTTACTGGTATACTGGTAAGTAGGTTATCGCGCTTGTCTCTTAGTTCTAAGTTTTTGTTTGCCTTATTATACACTAACTTAGTGCCCTCGTCGTCAAGAAACATCAGAGAAATGCGTTTGATTACATTATTTCCTTTTTTGAATTTGAGCTCTGTTGTGTTCTCGTCAAGCTCTATATCATAATCTTCGAGGGTGTCAAGCTGTTGCTTGTAGGCGTTAGTAAAATCATTAGACGAAAGTCCCTTGCCTTCTACTTTTTGCACTGCATTAAGGATAAGCTCCTTTAACGATTTGTCGAGGAGCTCTGGGCGGTTTTGATTGAAGGTAAGGCGGGTAAGGGCTTCTTGAGCAGCGGTGGGATTGTCGTACACCACGCCGTTGATTTCTACCTCGCTTACTAAGGCTTCGAGGATAGAGAAATTTACATCATCGGCAGCGTGGAGGATAAGACGCTCATCTTCTACCTTTGCCGTGAAATTGCGCAAGGCTAATATGCCGTTGTACTCGAAAACGTACTCTTGTAACTCGCCCGTTAGGGGGTTGACTTTGTATTTGGGTTCCATTTTTCTTAGGGGTTAGGGGATAGGTTTCAGGAATTAGGGGTCTGCTCCTGACTCCTGATACCTGATACCTGATACCTGATTACTTTGCAAAGGTAGTGCGGATATAAAAAAAGTGAAAGGACAAAAAAAAGCCTTGCTATGGCAAGGCTTTTTTGTACATACACCAACAATACACCTGCGTATCATCGGGCATTGTTACCAGTTCGATGGTGAACCCTAATTCTTGAAGTACCTCGTACACATCGTGCTGGTCTATGGGTTCGTTAGGGATTACGCCCTGCGCCATAGCGAGCACCTGCGAGGTGGTGTGATACGCTTTTGCTTCACTCCCCGCAAATTGTGGAGAATAATACCGCAAGAGTAATGTTTTGAGAATTTCTTTGTAGTCGTTCATTGTGTTGAAGAAATAAAAAATCCGTGAGTGGGTGTTGCGTAATCAAGAGCACGAATGCTTTTGTTGTATAGCATTACTACTATACACACCTTCACGGAATATTTTATAATAATTATTTTCTTGCAACATTGTACAAGTGTTGCTCTTGATTACGCGTTGCAAAAGTAAGAACAAAAAAATAACCTACAAAATTTTTGCAGGTTATTTATTTTATTTTTCAAAGTTTACCAATTTTCTTGTGTAGGGAGAGGCTTATCCATTGCTATTTTTAAATTATTAATTAGAGATGTAATCTTTAAATATATCATAGCTCTTAGTTCTGTTGTTACTTTTACTTTATATTTTTCTGAGCCTCCAAAAGCACCGGTAAAAGTAGGTAAATAAAGTTCATTAGTAACAAGTCCTAATGAATGAGATACTCCCTTATGATAAAAATTGGTAAATTCATATTTGTATTTACCATCTTTACACATTATTTTAACATCATAGGTTATCCATCCTTCTCTTGCTTTAAAACCAATAAAAATTTGGCTATCATATTTTATAGCACCTCTACCCATAAGAATAAAATTCTCGTTGTCATCTAACAAGAGTACTTCACGAGGATCTTTATAGACTGTTGTAAACCAAATTTTAGCATTAGTATACAGCATTTTAGCTGTAAGATTAGGTGTTACATTAACTACTTCAGTAAATGTGTAAGGTTTAGAAAGGTCTTCACTCTGAGCTGAAACAGAGAAAGCATTAAGGAAGGAGATAATAATTAAAATCTTTTTCATACTAACCTATTTAGTGTTTTGTAAAAATAGAATAAATGCACATACAACCCCGATGATTGTAAACCAAAAGAAGAAAGAAATGTACTTGGAAATTTTTCCTAAATGTTTCTCGCTGGAACGAATCATAGCGGTTTGCAAGATTTCTCTTTCTTCAGGGGTTAGTTGTTCTACTTTGTTTATAAGTTGAACAAAGTCTTTTGGTAATTGTGATTTTAGTGTATTACCAAAATAAGAGTTTAGTTCTTTTGTTTCCATTCGTGTTAGTTTTATTTAGAAATACAAAAGTATAAACAATATTTTACCCTTGCAAGATTACAATAAAAAAAAGTCTTTCTCTTATTCAAAGAAAGACTTTTTAAGTAGTTAAAAATAATCAATTTAGTTTTTCAAAGGGAAAACCTCAATAATATTGTTCTTCATTAGATCTTCTACAAATGCATCTTCATCTGTAGCTCTAATATCTAAATTATCCCATAATACAGCTCGTTTGGCATATTGAAGCATGTAAGTGTTATTATCCAAATTATAGGTAAAAGCATTCATTCTTTTCAAAGAAGAAACTATTTCACGGCAATCATCTGCCGTGAAAGTTTCTCCTGTATCTATTATCATCACCTTTTTCATACGGGGGCAAAGATAATAATTACTAAGCAAAATCCAATACCCGCTCTTCAAAATATTCTGTAAGTTCTTCATTTAAGATTGTTTCTAAATTTGATAATACAATGTTTTGTTTTGAGAACTCTACCAAACGCGCACAAATCAATATCCAATTTTTGATTTTACTGAATTTTGTAGATCCTGAATGTTGTCTAAATTCAACCGTACCATATTTGAGATAACTTTGTAAATTCAATTTTAAATAACGAGTATTGAATAAACTTACTATCTCACGAACACTTCTGCAATTATTAAGGTTAGAAAAGAAAGTGTCTTTACTTCCTAAGATAGATAAACCTTTACAATATTGGTTATTTCTACGGCTCTCAGGCATCATCTTATCAAATTGCTTTTCCAATATATAAAAGTTTTTAACTAATGTTTTCATATTCTCTAAGGAATAATCATTAACTTCTAAATGAATGTGAACACCACAACTTGTATTTACATTTGTTTTACTTAAACGGAGAGCTGTAGTAGCTTTCTTTAAACTTTGAAGCCCTTCACATCCTTGTAGTATAGGACTCACCATTTCAAATGGATAATCTCCACGAATGCTTGAATCAGTAGTGAACTTCCAATGATTACGAGTTTCGTGATTATAACGTTCAAACTCATATCTTATTCCTTCTGCTCTCAAGTTTCTTTCTAAAGTACTTTGTGCTGCACCAAAGAATTCTATCTCTACTCCAAAACGTCTGTTGAATAAAAATTCAAAAACATTGTCCAATGGCATAGTAGATTGAATTTCATTCCATTTTTTCCACATATTATGGGCATAACCATAATTTCCATTGCATAGTAAATCTGCTACTTGTTGGCGAGTGTAACCTAATGAATAAAATGCAAAAGCTTTTTCTTTTTTAGTTGAATTCTGATTTAAAATTTGTTCTACTGTCATAATTGTAATATATTGATTATCATTTAACTACGATGCAAAGTAACAACATATTTATGAACCTTGCAAATTATAATCAATTTATTTTCAGTATATTAGAAAACTTTAACTTTTGAAAAAACTTATTCACTTTCTTTTGCTAAAAAGAGGTTTATTTTTTCCTGTGGAAGTTCTTCTCCGTTACAAATAATTTTAAAACCTAAATGATTTGTTTTCATATAGGCTATCCAACGGCGTATAATTACATCCATATATTGAGGATCGAACTCTACCCCTCTACACATTCTCCAATTCATTTCACAAGCTATAAGAGTGGAGCCTGAACCAAGGAATAGATCTCCTACAATATCTTTTTGTTGTGAACTATTCTTGATAAGATAACCTATAAGTTCTATAGGTTTCATAGTAGGATGATCTGCATTTTTTTTAGGTTTATCAAACTCAAGAACAGAGGACTGTTTTCTATCTGTATACCAAGGGTGTTTACCTTCTGATTGCCAACCATAGAGAATTGGTTGATGTTTTTTTACATTCTCTACATTCTCTACATCTTCAATTTCTCCTACCAATATAGGTTCGTGCTTCATGTGGTAGTCTAATCTCCCTAAAACAAATTGATTTTTTACCCAAATCAATACACTTGAAATCTTATATCCAGCTTTTTGCATTGCGGTTCTAAAGTTTACAGCCTCAGAATCTGAGTAAAAGATGTAAGTAGGGCAACCAATCATTGAGTGGTTAAATGTATTTTGATAAAAATTATAAAGAAACTCCAAAAAAGCACTATCACTCATTTTGTCATTTTTAATTTTCAGTTTATCCTTGGTTCCACCTTCATAATTTACATTATAAGGAGGGTCCGTAACTATTAATTGAAAAATCTCATTCCCAAGTAGTTTTTTGTAAGTTTTTTCTTTGGTAGAATCACCGCAGATAACTTTATGTGTAATTCCTTTCTGTGTTGAAATTAATTCAAAAATATCACCTTCCTTAGATTGAATGTTTTTAGGAGGAGTAATATCTACTTCTTCTTCTATTTCTATTTTCACAGCGTTTTCTGATTGAATAAAATCATTAAACGAATTAATATCAAAACCTATTTCTGTAAGGTTGATATCAGAGAAAAACTCAGATATTTTCTCATAGTCAAATTCACCATTTAGGATATTTGACCTAAGATTGTATTCCTTAAATTCATCCTCTGTAAGTTTTCTATTAGGGATACGAACATCTATGATTTCTTCTCCCCTTCCTAACTCAAAGAGAATTATTACTCTTTGGTGTCCTCCTATGAGAGTGTTGTCAATATCAATCACAGGAATTTCTACCAAATTGAACTTTTCTAATGATTTTTTGAGACGTTCTTTGTCTAAATCGGATATTTTTCGGGGGTTGTATTCGTAAGGGACAAGTTCCGAAACTTTTCTTTGAACGGTATACCATTCTAAAGGTGCTAATATTTCTTGCATATTTAAAAATTTAAAGTTAATATTTCTTGTCTTTTTTTGTTTTTTGTGTGACTACTTCCTAAGTGTAGTAATACTTTGTGTTGTTTCCAACCAAATTGATTAACATACTTTGTCAGCTCCTCATTCTGATAAGAACTCAAAATAAATTTTCCTCTAATCTGAGACAAAGTTTTTAGCAATTCATTAAAATGCTCTTGTGTATAACCACCATAATGACCTTGGTTAGCCCCAACATAAGGAGGATCACAATAGTGAAATGTATCTAATGAATCTCGTTTTTGAATTACTTCACAAGCATCATTGTTCTCTAATTGTACATTTTTCAATCGTTGGGAATATACATCAGTAAAACTTTCTATTTTATTATTCAAAAGTTTTACATTTTTTGAATTAGAAGTAATTCTGCAATTCATTACTTGATTAGAAAAACCAAAATTTGTAGCAAACCAGAATGCCCACGCTCTTTGTTTTTCTGAAAATAAATGGGGTGTGTTATAAATTACTAATGCTGATTTATAAGCATCACGGCTGATAATAGTTTTTTCTATTAACATTCTTAATTCTTCAAAATCAGTTTTCAATACTTTATAGAAGTTGAAAACATTAGCATTGAAATCATTTATAATTTCTGTTTTTGTTTGTTCTTTAGCCCAAAATACAGCTCCACCACCAAAGAAAGGCTCTGTATATATATTGTGTTGGGGTATTAGTGGTAGAATATGAGGAAGCATAGTTTGTTTTCCTCCATAATAACTTATGGGTGTTCTTTGCCAAATTTTTGATATAGATTTCATTATTTTACTTGTTATTTAAAATTATTTTGTATCTTTGCACCTCCTACATCTAAATAATAAAATAGCCAGCAGGCGGAAAAACATAAGTCCTCCGTGCCTGATGGCTATTATTTTAAAAGATGTAGGAATTTTTTATTTAATAACGGAGGACTTTTTTATCCTCCTAAAATGTTATTTTACATTTATCTTTTTTTCAATTGTTTTCACTAACAGCTTCAGTTGCTTTAATTCTTCGGTTTTTCTGAATATTTTTTCTATTAGCGTGTAGTTTTCTCTTTTGTCGCCCTCTTCGGGGGTGGTGAGGCTCTCGGCTTGTAGTACCCACTTTCTTAGGCTTTTTTCCCTCGATACGATATTACTACGCAGGGTGTGCAGGCGTTGTACGAGTTGTGTAGGACTCAACTTATCTAAGGCTTCTTCTTGTGAAGGGGCAGTGGGTAGCAATATGCGTTTGTACTTGATCCAATGGTCGAGCACGGTATCGCAGGCGTCCATTTCCTCAAATAGTTGCCATAGCTGCTGCTGTAGGGCGCGGGCTTGGCTTTCTTGGTCGGCTGGGAGGGCATTAAGGCTTAGCTTGAGAGAGCAGGCTTGTAGCCATTGGGTTTTCTTGGCGAGGTATACGGGGTGCAGGGCTTGGGGATAATCGGAGATTAAGTGAACAGAGAAAAGTGAATAGTGAACAGCGGGCTTGTTGTCGATTTTCGGATTGTTTGCCTCGCTTTCGGAGAGGGGGGAACGGGGGGTGAGGCTTTTGAGTTTTGCTTTGAGCTTTGCCTCGTTCTCTAAGGAATGAAAGCGAGGAACGCCTTGAAGATTGCCTCCAAGGCGTTCGTACTCGATGAGTAAACGCTTGTATTGTTCTCGGTAATTAGACATTAGGGCTAACAGCTTTTTTCAATGCCAATGCGCGTTCCAAAATGGGGACATCGGGCGGGTATTGTTGTTTTTTCTTTTCTATGAGCTGTTGCAGGGTTTCGGTGCTGAGTGATTTTAATAGCTCGGCAGCTTCTTCTTGCAAAGCATAGTAAGGAAAGCCCGCGAGGTATAGGCTTTTGACATTGTAAGGAATACGACTCAAGTCTACTGCCTCCAATCCGCCACCTAATTCTTTGGGCTTGGTGAAATAGGCAGTGCCATTCGGTAGCAATGATTTGAATGCCGAATCATTCGTAATTTGTAATTCGGCATTCGTTATTTGCTTCTCGTCATTTGCGATAGTCTTAGGCTTCGGCAATTGTTCCTGCATACTTGTACAGTTTTGAGTTTGTGATGATTTTGAGGGTAATACCGCTATCATCTTCGGCTTTTTTGCCGGTAGTAGCTTCGGCAGTATCCATATAAGCAGGGTTAATCTTGGTGCCTATTACCCATAGCGTGCCTTGGGCATCGGGGACTACGAATATCATCGGCACGTTCTTATAACGGCTGATGAAGTCGAGGGTTACATCGCTAAAGCGAGGTATTTTTAGCTCTAACTCAGTTTTAGCTTTTTTATTGCCTGCATTGCCAACGAGTGAGGTTTTAAGCTCTCCCTCGTCTATCTGAGCATCTATACCTTTGAAATTCTTGGTAGCGATAAGGGTAAGGTTACCGTCTTCGATAGTGTTGGCTTTGCCGAGTTCGCCAGTATTGGCGGGCAATACGCATTTATCAACAAACGCTTTTGGGGCGTACAAAATGCGCGTGCTGATGCCTCCGCTTACTTCGTCGTTAGGACAAGCGTCGAGGCTTTCGTGGGGAACGTTATCAAAACAATTTTTTGCCATAGTACTAATTTGTTAATTTGTTAATTAGGGGTGAGTGACCGCCGATGAGTTGGAGGAGTAGATCCTCGTCATTAGCGATTTCTTCTTGTGAGAGGGCTTCACCGCCGATAAGCAACATTTGAGGCGCATCGTCGGCAAACTTGTAACTCACATTGCGGAATGTAAACTCGTGTCCTTTGTGAGGGGCTTCTTCTGTTGGTTTTTCGGGTGTTCCCTTGAGTTGCTCTTCCAATTGGTTGAGTTGTTGCTCGCGTGCGTTGAGCTGTTTTTCAACCTCATTCAGTGCTTGTTCACGGCGGTTGAGGGCTTCTTCTCTCTCGTTGAGGGCTTTCACTTGTGTATCGTTGCTTTCGGTAGAGGCGTTATCAATTTCGGGCGAATTGCCATTTGAGGGCGAATTGCCATTCGACCCTACGACAGGTGTATTTTTTTCTTCTTTTGCCATTTTAATTAGGTGTTAGGGGTTAGAGGATAGGGGTCAGGGGGTGAACCTTGACCCCGAAACCTTATTAAGCTTCTAATCCTTTTTCTTCAGGGTAGTAGAGCTCATTGAGGTCTTTGTTGTTCAATCCGCGTTTTTTGGTGCCGTCGGAAGTGTACACATAAGTAAGCTCATTGATTGCAAAATCATAGCCTAAAGTAAATTCACCCAAAATGTTCAAGATACGTTTATCTACTTGTACATCGGTGATAGTAGCAGGATTGTCGATGATGTCAACCATCTTCACAAAACCATTTTCGACGGTTGATACAATGGTACCGTCTTTGAGGTTAGGAATAGCCACGATTTCGCGTTTACCTAAGCGGGTTTTGAGGGCGTTGTCTTGGAACTTGTTTTGCCCGAACTTGTCTTCGTAGGCAATTTGGTAGTTCTCGGCATCGGTAACGCTCATAAAGATTTTCTTTACTTGGTCTTTCGCTCCCGCAGGTAAGCCACGCTCATAGGCGGTTACTACATCGATGATGTTAGTACTGGTTATAGCATCGGCAGGAATGAGGAAGTACGGGTTTTCGGTATTCTTCAATCCTTTGGCGATGATTTCGTTAAGTCCGTCCATAGAAGTGCCAAACTCGGGTGTGGGAAGTCCTATCTTGGAGGCATCGTACTTACCAGTAACCGATAAGATGTTCACGTCGGAGATGATTTTTTTCAAGAGCAAATCAATAGCGTGTTTAGAGATTGATTTGTCTTTCAAACTCTTTCCTTCGTCGTACATTTCCTCAAGCACTGTACCGAGTATTTCGGCAGGATCAAGTTCAAAATCCACCTTTTGATGGAAGTTTTTCATTATTTTTTTACGGAATTGCAATTCACCATAGGGAGTCCACTTTTTAGAGTTGAAGCCCTGTACTACGTGCCCTATGAGTGAATGCAACGACACGTATTCGCCTCTTACCTTGGTGAGGGTACGAGAGTGTGCGTTGAGCAAAATCTCTTTAGACAGTATCGCAGATTGCAATACTTTAGGTTTGGTGCTGATGTAGCGAAGTAGTTCATTTTTGATCTGATCTAAATTCATTGTTTTTTCTTGTGGCATAATGTTAAATTTCGTTTAAAAATTTGTTGTGAGCATCGTTAGGGTCTAAGTACCCGTCAATAAGTCCGTTGTTATCGGCAGACTCTTTGCCGTCATTGGCAGGCAATGAGTGAGCAGGGCGATTGTTGAGTTCGGTTTTGAGGCGCTCGGTTTCGGCAGTAAGGGCGGTTACTTGCGTTGCGAGGGCTTCTTTTTCAGCGGTAAGGGCAGCTTTTTCAGCCAATAGCTTTTCGTTGTTGGCTTTCAGCTCTGCCATAAGCTGCTCAAGGGCGGTGTTATCGGCAGCGGTTTCGGCAGCTGCTAAGGCGGCTTCAATCTTGTCGAGTTGTGATTCTTTGAGCTCTACAAACTTTTCATTCCCAAATAAGGGACTCTTTAGGTCGATACTGGCGAGTGCCAATATAGCGGCGATTTTTGCGTATTTCATTCTTTTTATAGATAAGAGGTAAGAGGTAAAAGGCAAAAGCCTTTTACTACTTACAGATTAAACTTTTTCTAATTGGTTAATTGGCTAATCACCTCATTGAGAGTCATTATTTCGTCTATCAGTCCCATTGCTTTGGCTTTTTTAGCATTATAGGTATTGCCTTTGAAAACTTCTTCTTTAGCATCGGGGCGGTAGGCTTTTACGCTGCTAATAAAGCGGGCGTTGGCTTCTGAAAGCATCTGCATTATAGCCTTTTCGTTACCTTCTTTAAGGTCGCGCCAAGCCTTGTTTTTTTCGGTGCTTTCGGGGGCGTAGAGTTCGTGTACTTTCACGCCGTACTTTTCTAAAAGGGGCGCAAAATCTTGGAAACTCAACATCGTGCCTATACTGCCAATAGCATCGGCAAAAGGGGCGGCGACTACCTTATCGCAAGCACTGGCAATCCAATAGGCGGCACTGCACATATAACCGCCGGTATAGGCGACGGTAGGTTTTTGCAAACTGCGAATAACGCTGGCAAGCTCTTCTGTGCCTGAAACCATTCCGCCCCCGCTATCGATGTCGAGCACGATAGCGGTAACGGATTGGTGCGATTCCAGAGCTTCTAACAGCGAAATTATATATTGGGTGCCTATATATCCGTAAGAGGTGTATTTGACGATGGGCTGCTTGAGTTCTACCACTACGGGGAAGCTGTCGCGCCCTTGTTGCAAAGAGGCGTTGCGCTGCTGAAAATTGTAGTGGTAAACCTCTTCATACCAATGGGAACTCTCTAACCCTACCTTGCCCTTGCGATAGGCTAAGAGGAGTTCGGGGAATATTTCAGTGAGGTAATTATAATTGATTGAAAACAACATATTTTAGGTGTTAGGGGTTAGAGTCTGAACCCTGATGATGATGCAAAATTATTGCAAAGGCGGGGTAAAGAAAAGGACACGGAATTTTTCGGTTATCTTGCTGATATTAGGGAAGATGATCGTCTGACCTGTAAGGGTAACTATATAGGTGTCGGTACCCTTGCCATTGTCGGCGATGTTATCGTCGATACTAAAGCTGAAAGGCTCTCGGGCGTTGCCTACTACCAGCATTTCCTGCTCCGATACCAAGGCGACCACATAACGGCGTTGCTTGTGAAAGCCGATGAGCTTCTTGCGGGTTTCCTTAGACAAATCGTAGATAGGCAAGGAGACTTGTATATCGAAGTAATCGTTGTGGTTTTGCTGTTTGATACTCACCTTGCGGTTATAAGGCGCAGGGTTATGCAGGTCGATACGCAACAGATAGCTGTTTTCATTGGGGGTAAGGGCGCGCATATTCTGATTGAAACTGAAAGAATTAGCCTCAAACAAGAGCACGTGAGATATTTCGCGCGTAAAGGATTCGGGGAGGTTGCAGAGGTTGAGCATTAGTTTTTAGGGAATAGGGGTAAAACCTGAATTTGATGCAAAAGTATGGGGTTTTTGTGTGTTGTGAAAGGACGGTTGGGAGGTAAGAGATAAGAGGTAAGAGGTAACGTGAGGCGGGGTGTAGTAAGGGTTTGCAGGGTGTTTTAGGGGTGGTGGCTGTATGGTGTCTGTATGGTGGCTGTAGTGAAGCTAAGGGAGGGCTGTGGGGTGGCTGTGGGGTAATAAAAAAAGGTAAAAGACTGTATGTTAGCCTTTTACCTTTTATTTTTAGTAAGGGACAGGTTTAGAAGTTTTTTATTCTAAATTTTCTATATTTCTCAGCTTTTCGATGTAAAAATCGCGTATTCGTTGGAAGTCTTCATCGGTGAACTTGTTATCTCTGAGCCTCATTCGCTTGTGTGTTGCGGCTGATGTACTCTTCTGAATTGCTCTTGCTACCTTGCTATCAGATAGCTCTAATTGCTGAATGATGTATATTACTTTGTCGTGCGAGGTCATAATTATTATTGTGTTATCATATTAGTGCTGTACCATTCCCACGCTTCATCTAAGAATTGTGTTTCGGATATTTCAGGGGCTAATTCTCCACCAGTTAATTTTACGTTATTCTGAATTATTATGAGGTTGAACTTCTCATATTCATTGAATACGTATAATTTCTGAGGCTTGCTCTTTAATTCTCTGTTAAGAACTATCTGCTGTGTGCGCTCTCTAATTACCAATATCAGAGATAAGTAGAGAGGAGAGTAGATGAAGTGAAAACCATTAGGCAAATGATCAGGCTCTGGCTGTAATGCCAATAAGAATTTTGGCATTTTTAGTTCAAAAAGTTTTTCGTTATCCATATATTTTGTATTTTTGCCCCTCATTTCTAAGGGTGTTAAATCGTTAGACTTGTTTTAATTTTACAAAGTAAAGCCCCTAATGTAATGTTAGGGGCTTTGTTCTTTTTATTAGCGATGAGAAACATCAATCATATAAAACTGCTCTTCACCGCCTTGACGGTCTGCTATACCTACAATCTCTACTGTATAGGTTTCATCATATCGAGCATACCCCTCAAACTCTTCACCTTTAACGATGAACGTTTCGATTCGTTCGGGTGTATCTAATGCTCTTAACTCTAACCACTCATCACGGTCGTCAATAGAGTCGTTGTACAGCTGTTCTGCTTCTTCGATACTATCAACATAGTTGTAATATCTGTAGTTTTCTTTTACAAATTCAACGATTGCTTCATCGCTAATTGTTTCAGTGGTGAAGTTGTTGTCATTCACCCATTCTTGTAAGTCTAATGTTTTGTCTGTTGTTGTCATTTTCTTTGAGTTTTCAATGTTAATAATTGTTCTTGTTTTAATTTTACGGTACAAAGATACAGTAAGATTTTTAATTACGCAAGTATTTTACTTACTTTTTTATTTTATTTTGTTTAAAATATAACAAAAGTTTGTAAGTGTGTATTTATTAGTTAGTTACAAGATTGTTATTTTTAAATAAAAAAAGGCAAAAGGTAGTGTTATACCCTTTGCCTTGGTGAGTTACTCGTTTTCGTTTATAGGCTGCTCTATCTCATACGTTATAGGTATTCCTATTTCGGTAGCGATGTAATGCTCGATACGCGCGCCCTTGCTGTCTTGCCAGCCTTGTAGCATATAGATAGCCTTGCATTGTAGCAGGGTGGCAATATCTTTGACTATATGCGCTTCCCAAGTGTCGTGCTCTGATAATCCGTTTTCTAAGGGGTTCACGGGTTCATAGCCTAATCTTTTCATTGCTTTGGCTACGGAGGCAAAGCGTTTGCGGGTTTCGGTGAGGTCTGTACCGCTGATTTTTCCTGAGATGTAGATTTTCATTCTTGTTCACTTCTATAGATTTCAATTAGTTTGTACACAAGTGCTTCTTGGGCTTGTTCGTAAGTCTTATAGAGAAAAACATCCGCATATTCATCTAATATTTCAAATGAAAAACCTTTATTGTTCTTATCTCTATAACGATAGGATACAAGCCCTACAAGATTCTTTTTTCT